TTACATGTAAGTTTAGAAGCAGCTTAAACATGCGGCGCATGCCTTCTGAGAGGTTACGAACCATTACCTCAACTTGAGCTGCCGCAGCATCCACAGTGGCCTGCACGCCTGACGCAGTTGTTGACTGCATGGCATTCGGGTTGAGAGCCACGTTTTGAGTGACGCCAGTTTTCTGCTCTACTAGGCCATCCATGTACTGTAATGCGCCGAGTGTCTGCCCTGCTGTAAATGGCACTGCAAGGTCTTGAACCGCACCTGGCTGTCTCATTCTCACGATAGCGCCAATCTCATTGTTTAAAACATCGTCAATATTGACTGCGCCATCAACTATGCCAATCCGTGGGTTGTTTGTCATGGCAACATTATCTAGGACGCCACGAATGATTGCTGTGGCTGCGTCCTGATCGTCAAAGATTAATTCTGCCAGACTTCTTCCATACATAGTATGTGGCTCTGGATCGACTTCAAAAACTGCAAAAGGAATGTCATCAACACGCTCGAAGTCTAGCAGTTTGTAAGATGAACCACCGCAGATAAAGCGGTGTAAAACTGGTACGCCTGTACCGTCTACATCTAATCTTAAATAAGCTTCTGTGATTGCTACGTTTCTCATGGCAGGATCGCCAGACTGATCCTCATAATCGTCTTGTGCGTATCCTCTTCGCTCAATGTCTTCTGCTTCAGATATGTCAGATGCGCCGTATAGACTGTCTAGGTTATACACATCCTCAAATGCATATCCCATTTCAACTAAATCACCGACACGCATTTCTGATCTGTGGCAGACTACATAAGCATCGTCCAGTGTGCGTGCCTGGCTGTTTACAAAAAACTCTTCTGGCGGCACGCTTTCTATTTTTAGCTTACCTTCTGGTATTTGTCGGCTAATCTGCATGGAGTAGCTTGGAACTTCTATCTCAACGCCCATATCATCCATAGACATAGATGCTGTCATGGTTTCTTCTAAAACCGATATACCTGTATCCGACAGAATATAGGCTCGTTCTTCTTCACTTAAATCCGTGTAGCTATAGGTTTCTGTTCTGTACTTTGTTTCCCAGTAGACTTTTACAATACCTTGCTTTTTTACCAGAGCATCATGGAATGCATCGTTTAAAACTCTAAATCCGTCATTCTGGTTAAAGACATAATGCATATAGTCTGTTGCCTGTTCAGCAAATGCCGTGTCTTCTGGCCCCTTTGGAATGTATTCAACTGGTCTGGCTGTAGACATGAAAACACGCATCAGGCTT